GATCCATCAAAATCAGATGTAGATCTTCGTATATAATTTACCCAATTGACAATATTCAAAGGAGCACTTTTATACTGTTTTAGCCTTTGTACTTTTCTAGGCTCTTTAGATTCAATAACAAGAAATCGGTTTAAAAAACCATCTGCTATACGGCCTGAATTTAAAGCTTTGTAAAAATTTTGTGGCACAGATAACCCAACTAATGTAATTGCAGGTTTGTAAGCTATTCTATTCATAGCTTGATCTTTATATTGATCAGGTACAGCCATCAAAGAATAATTATCAGGTCGCAAAGCTCCGTGACATCTGCCCCAAGCTTCCATTAAAGTTTGTATGCCATCTTCTCTATTTGTATTTTGTTGTGCTCCAATAGCCTCTAATCTTTTACCAAACTCGTCCATAATTGTTATTTGAGTTGGTCTATATCTAAGTATTGAATGTACTGCACCTGATGATGTGTAGCCATCCCCAACCACTAAATCTTGGTGTTCTGAAGTGTTCAAAACATTCTCAACAAATGATTTTATATTTTCTTTTCCCTGACCAGATTTGGCTATACCCATAAAGTATAAAGATGAAAAATTATTCATGTTTGTTCTATAAATCCTACCACAGACAACGCTAACTAAAGATAGTGCAGCTACAATAGATAGTTCTGGTTGGCTTACTTGTGCTATTTTTTCACAAAAATCAAACATGTCTTTTAAAATACCTGGCGGCCTATATAAATTTTTTGGCGGATCTATTTTTTCATAACTATTTACAAAAAGAGGTGCCTTTGCATTTTTTCGGTCATGGGTTTTTTTTACATTATCTACAACTGAATTTATTTCTGCTTGTGATAAAGGTGGACTGTTTTGACTATTCCAACTTTGCATAAAAAATTTAGCAAACTCAATATTAATATTTTTTGATATTAGATAACCGGCTAATCTGGCGGCTTGGTCATTTCTCGATCCTTCATTAACACCGTCTAATGAGATAGGAGCTTGAACCTTAATAGACTTATCTCTATTATTGCCTGTAATAGCTATCCATTCTTTTTCGGTAAAATCAGGCAGATCATCAAAATCATGAACATCCCATTCAGGAAAAAGTTGCGGTTTATACATGGCTCCAGAGGCATGTCTATTGTAAGGGGCAATAATTAATCCACCCTCCCCTCTGATATCTATATGCCTTTCTATTGGCGTATCGTTATTTCTCTTTGTTGCGAAAGTAGTAAAGTTTTGTGGATTGTTGTAGTAGTAGTGCATGCCTTTACTGGTAATAACACGGTAAGGACTCGCAGGTAAATTATTTTCTACCCAAGACATAGCTTCTGGAGTGTCTGCGTCAACAACTAAAAACTCACCACAAATTAAAGCAACTACAAGATCATCTCTATCTTTAAACCATTCAATAACCTTTTCTCTTTTTGGTCTTTCTGTTTTGTATTGGTGCCAACCACCTAAAAAGACTGGTGGTTTTTTATTTTTACGCAACAAAGGAACTACCGTCATACCTTCATCAAAGTATGATAAGGCTAGATCTAGTGGGCTTTCATTTTCAGTTAGATTTAGATTGAACACTTTCAGCTACAATATCTTCGAGATTACCATAGATGGATTCAAAATCCAGCCTTCCGTTAGAGGCTTTAATAATTTTTTTAGCCTGATCAACTGAAGGTTGACGATATCCATATCTCCAAGATTTAATTGAAGCTATTGAACATTCAAATTTTTCTGCCGCTTCGGGCATACCTAAGAATTCTATATATTGTTTTAACGTGTATCGTTCCACTTCTCTCTCCTTATATTTGGGTTGTATGTCTAAGACGCCTAAGTTCCTCAACGCTTTTGTTGATAAAATTTTATTTCTAAAATGGTAGTTTGCTAACCAAGTAAAGTCTTTTGACATTTTCTACAAATCCGTAATTAAATAATAGACATATGGTAACTTTTGTTTTACTATAATGCAACAACTATTATTTAGGAGAGATTATGTCTTTAAAACAAAGAATAGTAAGCCCTAATTCATTGGTCGAAGATCAAGGGGCAAAAATTTTAATATACGGCGCTGCGGGTGCCGGTAAAACGACGCTTTGTGCTACTGCACCTGGTAAAAAATTGATGATCGATATGGAGTCAGGACTTTTGTCCGTTCGTGACGATAAAAATATTGACGTCATACAGGTGAAGAAAGCAGAAGATGTTATGGAAATTTGTCAGGCTTTACAGAGTGGCGAGTTACAATACGACACCGTATGTTTGGACTCTATATCTGAAATGTCTGAAATTTTGTTAAATTACGAAAAAGCAAAACATAAAGATCCCAGAATGGCATATGGAAATGTGCAGGAATCTGTAACTAATGTTATGAGAGCTTATCGTGATTTGCACATGCACGTTGTTTTCGTTTCAAAAATGGAAAAACAAAACGTCGATAACGTCATGCAATATGAGCCTAAAATGGTTGGAACAAAATTGGGCCAATCAATAACTTATTTTTTCGACGAAGTTTTAGCTCTTAGAGTTATCGAAGAACAAGACGACGACGGAGATATAGTAAAAAATAGATGGCTTCAAACTGATGTTGGACAAGGTTTTACTGCAAAAGATAGATCTGGAAAACTAGAGCCTTTTGAAGAGCCTTGTTTAAATAGTATTATAGGTAAACTTGGATTTGACACACAATTTGTTGGAGGTAGTAATGAGTGATTTTGATGGTGTTGAGTGGTTAGACGTTGAGCAAATCTCTAAAAGAAAAGAGATTGCCCCTGCAGGCGAACACGAAGTAAAAGTTGTAGCTGCAGAAAAATATAAATCTGAAGCAGGTAATTGGACTGTAAAAGTTTCATTTGAGTTTAGTGACGGCGATTATAGAGAGCATAATGAGTGGTATAACTTGTGGGCTGCTAATGCTGACGCTAAAAGAATATCAAACGAAATGTTTACACATCTAGCAAAAGCTGTTGGATTTAAACAATTTCCTGGTAGCATAGATTCTCTTGTTAACAAAACTTTGTGCTTGAACATTTATCACAAAGATGAAGAGAATAATAAAACAGGTGAAACAGTAACTAGAACTAAAGTTGGTGAGTATTTAAATAGCAAAAAAAATGCTGCACCTAGTTCTAAATCTAAACCACCTTTTTAACAACTACGACCGTTGTTGTGTGAGGGGCCTATCCGTTGGGCCCCTTTTCTTTTTCTAATATTCTGTTTATAATTAAATCTCCATTCATAATCTCTCTCCTTGAATGGTTTTGGAGTTTCTCCAATTACTTATAGTGTATAAAAAAGGGAGCCGTAAGGCTCCCTAATTACATGTAGACTTTGGGGATCTAAAATGAAAAATACTAATAAAACATCTACATGTCCGTAAGTTCTTTTTTAAGTCTATTAATATACCATACGCACTTCTCCAAGTCTTGTATATTAGACTGTTTATATTTATATCTATGTAGATATTTTATCGCCGTACCTTCAAGATAAGATCTATAACCTAATGGGCCTAATTGTTGTTTTATATAATCAATAGCCTCTAATGTTCCCTGATTATAGTGAGGTGGTTTATTAACCATATCTAGATCTTCCACATCTCCTTGAAAGTCACATTTATCTTCCATTTCCATCTGCTCTTTTGTGAGCTCTGTTTTAGCGTCCCATTCTTCAGGCGTTATTTTATCAATACTCATAATTTCTCCTTGTTTACGATCGGTTGTATCATCTTTTTCTTTTTCCATTAGTGAAGTGTACCTCTGTTGTGCATATCATTGTAAAAATCACTTTGCATAATTTGTTTTTCTGCTTGTGACCAAACTTCAACAAATCTTTCAAATTGTTTTATATTCATAATGAAATGAACTTCTCCATTCTCGATAGTCGGTTCATTTTTATAAACATCTTCAAAAAGCAGCTTGAGTTCTAAAGGAATTTCACCTTTTTTGTAAGCTGTATTAATAAACTCCAAATTGATTTTGATAAATTCATCAATATCTTTTTGGGTAACGTCATTTTTTATAAAGTAAAAAGATTTACCTTCTTTTCCATTTGGCATAAGCAACATTATAACTCCTTTAACAATCTATATTCATACCCTCTAAATGTTTTTTTGGTTACTTCGTTTATAAGTGCATTTTTCATGTCACCCATCGTACCAATCTCCACATAAAATCATGCAATTAAATATTAAATACTTGCTGATTATAATTATTAGAACAATACAAATTATGATCCCCCACTCAAATAATTTTTGTTCTTTACTATTTTTCATAAAATTTAGGGGGTACTTTAGTATGCCTCACATTAAAAACGGCCGTTAGAAGCGAAATTAGAGCGTCGTTTTTTTCTGTCATAGTTCAATTTCTACCAAATCAGGTGTGTTATAAGTTGATGGTAGGCTTTTGCCTCCAACTACATGCTTGTATTCGTTTATAAGTCTATCTAGTTCTAACCAACCTGCTTCTAAATCATTTTTTTTCATTTTAAAAATTTTAGTTGCATAGGGTGGCTTTTTTTCTTGGGCGACAAATAAAAAATTATTAACATTAAATCCTGCTTGCTCGAAAGCTTTTTTATACCAAGCTGCCTGAAGATCATATTGGTATTTTTTAACAGAATTTAAAAAAGACTTAGGCTCTACGCTTTGCGTAGTTTTGTAGTCTATTATGTCTATAGTTTTAGAGTCGTGTGGCTGAGAGACTGGAAAGCGTATGACATCTGCTTTTACTTTGCACAGTAATCCGTTTTCTTCCCAATACAAAGCTCTCTCGTATGGATAATTAAAACAATCAGGATATTCATTTTCTGAAGGGTGTAGTAGTTTATCTGCTTCAGGTATCAAACTATTTTTCATATTATATATAGTTTCTTTTTCCGTATTTGTTATAACGGTAAGTCCTCTTTGGGTGTATTCTGCTCGTAGGTCTTTATTTGCATTTGTATAGGGCGAGCCTACTAAACAAGCAACGTCTTTTACGAACTGCGATTCTCCTTCGACTATTAAAGAATGTGCTGCTGATCCAAATCTTAGAGCTGGAGTATCTTCTATCTCTTCATTTAAAGCATGGAGTTGTGAAACTCCGAAACGTCTTATTGTGGACGAAGAAACTCCTGGACCATTATGATAAATCTGATTTGATAAATCAGTAAAATATAAAGCATTTCCTAACACTACATGATCGTGCTTCTCTAAAGTTTCAGGAACTATCATCTTTGTTATCCTTTGGTTTAGCTTGCAAGATTCTCGAAAACATTTGCGTAATATGTTGCGAATATTCGGGTGGCAACTTGTTTAACTCTGTAATCAAGTTCATAAATTCAGTAGTAGCATTGTGAGTTTGATACTCCATATGCTCTAGCGTATTAAGATCGTTAATATCTTTATTTTTAATATTTTCTTTAATAAGTTTACTCATAGTATTTGATATATTACATAATGTAGTATAATATGTCTACAAATAGAGTAATTTATTTTAAGGAAATCATTATGAGTAGATTATTTAATCAATATTATTTCGATATCGTTGATGACGAAATAAAATGTAAAGCTTTTGATGAAGCATGGAAATTTGGTTGGGATAGTGAACAAGAGCTGGCTGACAAATATGCTGAGTTTTATCAAGAGAAGTCTGGTATAGAATTAGATAAAAGTGCTAGACGTGAACACATTAATCTCCTTATGACTGCACATGGGTACGAGTCAACAGATTATGGTGTTTAACTTGCCGGGCGCACGTTTATAGTGGAGCTAATTCTCCGCTCTTTCTTTCAGGCGCCTCCTTACTAGCAACAGAGGGGCTAGTCGGCACAACCCTCTGCTTTTATTATATAGGATTATAAAATATTGAAAAATAATATTAATGACGACATTATTGTGCTACATTTAGTACATGAAAGTAATAAATATGGACGATCATAGACCACCGGCTTCGCCGTCAAAAATAGCTAAGATAATTAGTGATGAAATAGATAACAATAATAAAGAGGGCATAGATGAAGTTCAAAGCTGTATTTGGGCTTTAAGTTATAGCATTTCAAGACTGGTACACGCCCAAAAAGATATTAGCGCAACAGTAGATACAATAGACGTTATCTTTTCTCAATATGCAGATCCAAGTGTGTATCAAGATCTATATGACACACCACCTGACACAGACAGCGGTTTATAATTTCTAAGTAGTATTTTTGTCAGTTTTTGTCAGACTTTTCTTGTCGTCGCAAACTCTTATAGACAAAGGCTTTGACAATAAAATCATTTTTTTCATTTTTGTCAGAGAACTAGATCAAAATCTATATTAAGTAAAAATTTTTCTTGACGATATAAAATATTATGTGTTACTGTTATCACTATACACCTTTAGAGAGTGTAGAGGTCGGGCGTTTCTGTAGGGCCAGATTAAGCGCCCATACTTTACACATACATTCGGTAACACTATAATCACAATATGCCTGGCACAGACAAAAAAGGTTTCGAGCCTTTATTAGATACAGCTGAAGATCCTGCTATCGAGTTTTTCAATTTATCAAACAAACTTAATCGCAGACAAAGAGTTTTTGTCTGGAATGTGGTTAATAATCCACAAATGAGTTATGTCGAAGCGGCACGTAAGTCGGGCTATAAAGACGCTAGACAGTCGGCTTATAAAAATTTAAATCATCCTGAAGTTAAGAAAGAAATAAACTATTTGATGGGTGAGGTGAGAAAGAAGTATGAGTTAAACCAAGAAAGAGCTGTCAAAGATCTATACGACATTCGGGACAAAGCATTAGAGTCGGGATCTTATAATGCTGCCATAGCTGCCCAAAACAGTTTATTGAAAGTCGGGGGGTTAGTGGTTGACAGAAAAGAGGTAAGATTTGGTAAAATTGATCAAATGAGTAGGGCAGAAATAGAAAACAGACTAAAGCAAATTATGGGAGATGTTGTTGAAGGTGAATTAGTAGACGATAGTTCACTTAAATCTTCTGTCGTCAACGAAGTCCAAGAAGATGCCCCACAAGATAACGAAGAAGATTAAAAGTTCAATCATACGCAATCGTATTGGCCATATCTCTTTTTAAATTCTTCATACAATTCTGGTATGTCTAAGTCTTGATCTTCGTTAAAGTTTTTACGTTCTTGTAAAACTTTGCGTATGTAGATTTCAAAATTGGTTTGAAAATTACTTTGTTGATCGTATTCAAATTTTATAATCTCTCCTAGCATATCTAACTCCTCACTCAGTTATGTCGTTAAGTGGTAATATATCACAAATAAAATAAAAATTAACTTGATCTCTTTTGTTTGAGTTTTTGTATCGCAGATAATAATTCTTTGTCTGGATCATCTGGTGTATCACACTCTGCATAAATTTCACCTGGTATAGTTTCAAGTGCGTTATATAATTGATTTATTTCTTCTTGTGTAAATTTAATTGTTTTCATCACCACCCCTTTTGTTTCCATTCTTCATACCAATCAACAACATCTCTTATCTTTACTACATCATGGTTTATATCCCAATAGTCTGCATCAGAAGAATATCCCATTTCTATTTTTATTTCTTCTGCCTCTTTGCTTGTATGATCTAAATTACCTAGTTCATTTAACTTATCAGACGACCATTTATAAAAATCTTTGAACTTTTTACTCATTATTCACCTCATTCCAATATTCATCTAAGACTGCTACACTATCTACACTTTTCCAATCAATCTCATGCTCTGTAGTAATTTGAAAAGTTTTTGTAGTTCCATCTGTATAATAAATATCTAATTCAGAGTGTTTAATTGAATAATAATCTACTTTATCCCAATCAATACCCAACTCTTCTAAGTCAAATTCTATCGTTTGATGATATGTTGCTCGTATGTATTTAGGCTTACTCATGCTTCCTCTTCTATTTGCCATTCTCCACACCAACCACAACTGTAATCAAAGCCATATTCACTTGATTCAAAAGGCAATGCTTGATAAGTCATTTCTCCTTTTTTATCGCATTTGATACATTTAAAGTTAGTTCCATTGTCTAAAAGGTTGCCAACCTTTAACACATCTTTAATTGTATATATATCACTCATCATTCATATCCTATAATTTTTTATGATGATGTTGCCAATACAATAAAAATTTTTCTAGTGTTTCCAAATGTTCTGAAATCTTAGTATCTTCTTTTATGTAATGAACTCTATCAGCAATTATGTTGTCAATTTCTGTATAAGCCTTTTCCAGCTTTTGTAAATCGTCTGTTAAAAAATTCTTTAATTTACTCATTCTTCCTCCTTATCTATTCCACATTACAGGAATAGTGTATAGGTCTTTATTGCTAGTAGCTAAAGCCCCACCATCATTACCTTCATCATCACACATTGGAAAAATCCATGTGCCATCTGTAAATTCAATTACCAAAGGAATCTTATTCCAACCCATTTCCTCAGTTTCAGCTTCGGAAAGGTATTCAATTTTTTTAATAGTTTTACCTACTAAAAATTTAGAGATTTTGGTTTCCCAATCTTTCGTAATATTCTTTTTCATTCTCCCTCCTTATCTTTGCAGTAATTCAATATCAATTGCCTCCAGTTATATCTACCATCTTTGTCATATACGGGATCAGGATCTTCCCATGAAGATAAAATGCCATGGATTCGGTCTGCAACACAATCATTTGCCCATATGTGAGAATTGTTTGGGTATTTATCAGCAAACTCTTTTATAGAAAGTTCATCAAATTCTTTTGCTACTGTTTTTGCTTGTATTTCGCTATCACACATAGAAAGAAAATCTTCTTTATATTCTTCTAATTCTTCAATAGACAAATTACCAAAACAATGTACTTCAAATTCATTACTCATGTTTTCCCCTCCGTTTCTTCTAAGTGATTTATCAAAGCATATAGTCCTGCCTTGATACCTGCATGTTCTGATTGAGTATGACTATCATTTACCCATTCATCATCTGCAATAATATCTTCTGCGATATTTTTTATTCTTTGTAATGTTATCATTTCTTATTGATCTCCTCATATTCAATATCGGATATTTCATTATCTCCAAGTTCTATATTATGTTCTTCCTTGAAAGACTGTTTAACCCATTCTTTATATTCTTCTTCTGTTTCACATTCTCTACCCATATCCAATACAGAATATGTAATTACGCTAGTCCAAGTTTTCATCATTCACTCCTTATATTTTGATAATTCTTCATTCCAAAATTCATCTCTTTCTTTTTTATTTCCAAACCAATAACTACCTGCACTTGGATATGAATCATGTGGATATCTATATCCAATCTCATAAATATCTTTACCTTGCATTTTTTTGTATAATTTTTTAGTTATACTTTTAGTTTCAAGTAAATAATCTAAATCAACATCACCCGTATTTTTAAATTTCTTCATAAAAACATTACTAATACCTTCATGGTTTTTTAAAAAAACTTCCTTACTCATTATTCTCTCCTTTATCTTTTTCGCATATCCAATCGGCTAAACTTCTAATACTCCAACCACAAGCGTCAATCCAACCACTATCATAACTATCAAACTCTTTAGGGTTATCAATATATACATTGCAACCACGCACAAATGATTTGTTTAAATCTTTTGCGTCCCCATTAAAGACGTCGCCGTTTTCTTCAAAAAAGTCCCAAAGAGTTTCATCATAACTATCGAGTTTGAGTATATAATCCTTAGCTTGTCGTATTTTATCTCTCATTGTTTTTTCCTTTCTTTTTCTGTTTCTCTCTAATAACAAAATCATTCTCAAATCTTTCGGCATGATCCTTTAACCTTTTCTTTAATTCAAAGACGGCATTACATACTTGCCAACGGCTACGTTCTTTGGCATAAAACTCTTGCTCTAGGTTTGCAATTCGGGATTTTTCGTTTGAATAAATAGCTACTTTTTCTGCCATATCTATAGGCAGATCACTTACATAACCTCTTGGTCTACTGCCTCGACCACGCTTTCTGAAATCGTAACGTTTGGTATTCAAATGTTCTTCGAGATACGACAGTAATCTC